GAGGCCAGCAAGGCAAAACTCGCGGCTACGCTCGACCGACACCTCCACACTCCCAAGGCCCGGGCCATTACTCCGGCCAAACCGACCCTACGTGGCAAAGATGACATTGTCCGTGTGATTATCCCGGACACTCATGGTGCCAAGGTGGACAAGGGTGCGCTCGCTGCCTGTCTCGGGGATCTGAAGGCGCTTGATCCGGATGAAGTGATCCTCCTCGGGGACCATGTGGACTGCGGGGGATTCCTAGCACAGCATCATGTGATGGGGTACGTCGCTGAGAGCTCCTACACCTATGAAGCCGACATCGCGGCCACCAATGCCTTCCTCGATGCCGTGCAAGCCGCAGCACCCCGTGCCAGGGTGGAGTACGTTGAGGGAAATCATGAGCGCCGGATCGAGAGCTGGGCTCTCACACAAACGTTAAGGAATTCAAAGGATGCGGAGTATCTGCGCCGAGCCTTTGCACCGGAATTCCTTCTCAAGCTCAAGGAACGGGGGATCAGCTACTATCGGCAGGGGGAATTCTACAATGATCTCCCTCTCCCTGGGACGATCCGCAAGGGGAAATGCTATTTCTTTCACGGAAGCTCAACCTCAAAGCAGGCGACTACCACGACTCTAAACAGCTTTGCCGGAAATGTGGTTTTCGGCCACACCCACCGGGAGCAGTCTTCCTCGGCCCGTCCTGTCCATGCCGGTCAGATCAAAGCATGGAACCCAGGGTGCCTTTGCGAACTGCAACCGCTCTGGCAGCATACCAATCCGACCTCGTGGACGCATGGTTTTGCGGTCCAGCTGGCTGCACGGTCGGGAGAGTTTCTCCACCTCAACATCCCGATTATCGGGGGCAAATCTCTTCTGGGACAACTTGCAGGGAAATTCCAATGAAGCGCCCGCCAACGCTCAAAGAAATTAAAACCTTCCAGCGTGCCGATACAGTGCCCGATGGGTGGTTTTCTCGGAAAATGCTAGAACAGGAATGGAATCTTTCCCGCGAATATGTCAGCAAGCTGATCCAAGCCGCGGTCGTGTCGCGCCGGTGTCGGATGAAGAAATTCCGAATCGATACCGGCACCCGTGGGCTCTACCCGACGCCACATTACAAATTCAAATAAGGTCAAGCCACGGCCTCAAGGGAAGATAATCCGTAGATTTGATTTCTTGCGGCGCTGTCAGCGGATGAAAGGCTCTTCAAATAACTGGCGTAGTAGGTCTCTGTCGTGGTGACGCTACGATGGCCGAGAAACTTCTGTGCCTCATATATACCATATCTAGTAGCCACGATGGATCCGGCCCATTTGCGCAACTCGTAGGAAATCTTTTCACGATCCCTGATGAATCTCTCGGCGAAACGGTTGATCTGCCGTAAGCAAGTAATCGACCGCTCGCTTTTGTTCTTCCCAGGGCAAACGAACTCGGTCAATGCCTCATCCTTAAAAGCCTTGAGCTTCTCCCATAGGGAATCAGAGACTGGCAACTCGCGGCCAACGGCCTCAGCATAGTCAGCGCGCACCCTAAAGAAGCGCTTGGTCGTTGCAATACCCTTGTCATCAAAGACCGGCCGCTCGATGAACTGATCCCAAAGTGCCTTGGCGACCTCTCCGTTGCGTAACCCGAGCTGGCTCATCATGGCATAAACAATCCAGACCGAGTCCCTATTCTCCCATAGGCGCTGAGCGGCGGCCTCCATGTCGATGACCGTCTGCCGATCAAAGGGGACGAATCCCTCGTTAACCTTCTTCTTGAACCGTTTCTTAACACGGAATCCGGTCAGGTCGGGAAGCATGAGCTCGCGGTAGATATCGGAGAAGTTCTCCTGGAGGACGCATCGTGCCTGGGTGATGGAGCTCTGGATGCTGTGGTCGGGACGATAGGGCAAGCCGGTCTCAGGATTGATCTTGCGGCAGGCTGCCATGTATTTTCGGATCAGCTCCTCCGTAAGTAAGGAACTGCTCATTGTGTCCTGGTACTCCTTGCCGAGTGCGGTGGATACCAATTCCTCAAGGCTGCCTGCATATTGTCGTATGCTGCGCGGACTTAGAAGCGTCTCAGCGCTGCTACGTCTAAAGATCTCTAGGATCTCTCCAAGCGTAGCAGTCCTCTTCGGTGCTACGACCTTGGCCTCGGGTTTCCAGTCGTTCTTCTCTAAGGAATCAAGCTCCTTCTTGGCCCGCTCCAGAGCTGCTGGCTTAGAGGTAGTCTTGAGACTCTTCCAAAGGGCCTTTCCGTTGCGGGTAAGCCGGAGATAGAACTTGCCCCCTCTTAGCCATAGTGTGTAGCTTTCGCCCCTGTGATTGAAGGAAATATCAGTGCGTATTGCGGTGGTGCTCATGGGATCGTTTTGGTTCTGTGGGTTGTAGCAGTTTCCTGTGTGATTCGTATCTCTAAGAATGCTACGTCGAGTGCTACGTGGTTGGCAAGTGGCTTATTGTTGACAATGGTGGGGTATGGTGATGTAACAAACGCCCATTCATCAGAGTGTAATCATCTGATTGATCAAATTTACAGAGTAAAGCCGCTTTAGCTCAGCTGGTAGAGCATCTCATTCGTAATCCGGAGATTACCTCTTTTGAGTTTCAGTTGCTACGCGGTTTGCTACGTGGGTGTGAATCCATTGGCGGAGATATGGGATCATTTCTTTAATTTCGATCTGCTTGGGATCTTTGACTCCGAAATCTTCGCACAGGTGCAGCCGGAATTGTGCTTTTTGGTCGGCGCTTAATGGCGCTATGAGTTCAGCGAATTGCTGGTGGTATTTCTTCTCGCTAATGGGATCTGTGCCAATCCGTATTTTGTAAATTTCTAATGCATTAAAACCATCCAAATAGGCAAACATGGTGCGTTCTCTCATCAATTTGTTGGAGGGAACTTTGCAAGCAATCAGGTATTGCTGCCAAGGACCAGGATTTACGGGAGGATGATCGGTTGGGGTAACTCCATGCGTGTATGGGTTGAGTAATGGTTCACCCAGAGAGGTGTGTTTGAGACCGGCTGGGGCTGGCGCTGGTTTTCCGGTGTAAGGGTCGACCCACATTTCTGGAGTTGGGTTTGCATGGGGTGCTGATTGTTGTTGAGGATAGTATTCCAAGCCAGCAATTGGCATAGGCATCGGTATGGGATAATTTGGAGCCGGTTCTGGTGCGTTTGGTGTAACGATAGGGACAATATCGCCGTGAGATCCAACTACGGCGCTGACGGTAGTTCCTGGAGCCGCAGTGACGCCTCCCCAAACTGATCCACCGTTTCCAATCCGGCTGTAGTTGTAGCCGCCATTGCCATTTGGCAAAATGGTCGTGGTCATAGGAAAACTGGAAGAACTATAGGTAGTAATGCTTTGCATTTGGGCACCGCAGCTGCTGGTAATTGCCAACAGAGCGATGAGCGCCTTGAAAATTGTCAGATCTTTGGTGGCCCGTAAGAGCGTTTTAAGCTCGCGCAGGATCATCACGACCATGCCCGGTGGATGTTTGGCCAGCAGCTCTTTGATCACGCGCTGGGCTTCGAGTTTGGCGTCCTGGTGGCTCATTTTGATTTCTCCTTATCGACAAAGATATAATTGGAGCCAAAATGCACAAGCACCGCATCCCCGCTCAATGGGGATCCAATGGTTTCAAGAATAACGCCACCGGATCCATGAGTACCGTGATTGATTGCTAGGCTGGCGGATCCGTCGCGATAAAGCCAACAATAGCGTGAAGTCTTGAGATCGATTGTGCCGTCAAAATCGGCGCCCTCGTACTGATACAGAATTTCTTCTACTGCTTTAATTTCCGCGGGGCCGGTGTATCGCACGTTGATGGATGATCCTCGGGAGCACCGGACGCTAAATTTGTTGCCTGGAAATTTCTTGGCCAGCACTGACCGTATCAGCACTGCGGTTTCCGGTCCGCTGAGATAAGCGCCGCTTTCTCCTGCCTTGGTCCTGGCCTTTTCCCACACCTCGAGAGGGGTATTAGCGGTCTTGCGGATGACGCGTTGATCGGCGCGGTATTTTGCCCACAGCTCAAGTTTAGAAAACCATTCCTTGGCCTGGGCATCAAATCCCTCGGCGGTTTTAAACGTGTAGTGCCAATCAGAACGACCGGCCGTACCTTTGTACGCGATGCCTTGGGATTTGTCCGGGCTGTGATAGATAACGCCTAGTGGCGTTTCGATTGTTTCAGTGCAATTGCTGGGCCTCCAACGTGCTGCGAGGCGGTCGGTTTTGGTGATGAGACGTGTGTTCATGTTTTGATTTGCCCGTTTGGTCGGTCGGCTCTTCCGTGAAACCAATATCTGACAAATCTTTTAAAGAATCAAGAAAAATCTTTTAAAGATTTTCTTAATCTGGCGCTTCAAGGGATTTGAAAGTGTATTACCTTGACGTCTATCAAGTCGTTGCAGTATGTATAACAGGGTGCGGTTATGCCGTTGCCTCTAATTGAGGTCCGGTGCCATGTGATCCTCCCGTCGTTAAAGGGATTACGGTTTCCCGGATCACAGGTGTCCGTTGAAATTTCTTATCGCCTTTTGAGCTTTCGATAATTGCTTCCCTCATCCAAGAAGCCCTGGTGATCCCATCGCGGGCCGCTAGCTCATCAATTCGACGAAGCAACGGTAGTTCGACAGAACAAGCGATAAGCTTCATTCCGGAACCGACTGCGTTGGTCTTTCCTTTTGCCATTAGTATAATGTAATACAATCTTTGAAAGATTGTCAAAGATTTTGTCACCATGAATAAAATCTTTTAAAGATTTTCCTTGTATCTTTAAAAGAATTCCTTTAAAAGATCCGGCCATAAGCACAATACTTATGACCAAAACAACCACCATAGCAGCCTCAGGAGTCCCATTGGAACTTGTTCAATGGATCGACGAGAAAGCCAAAGAACAAAGCACAAATCGTTCAACAATCATTCGCCAAATCCTAATGAAACGCGTTGCTGAGCTTACAAATATTTCTGAACAGAAAGAAAGGGAGGCTGCATGATCGCCCTGCTTTTCGCTGTTTTTACGGTGGTTCTTTTCATTGGCCGTCGTGAGGCCGCTGAGATCCTAGCGGCCGTAGCGGTACTCGTTATACGCCGCAAGAATGGCTGGCTAGATAGGTCACTGCCTGCTCGTCGGCAACCGGGTTACCGGATGGCTCTTCGATAATCATGAGCGCCGAGATTATTGAGCTTGAAATTAAGCAAGGTCGCAATCGATTGACCCTTCGCAAGGTTGTCCCTGGTGAATTCCTAAAGGCGATTCACGGCGCGGGCGTTTCTTTTTTTTATGAGGTGCTACTAAACGGTGAGATGAGGGCATTTACGAATGACCAGGCGGCCGCAAAGGCAATTTGGCGTGGATGTCATCGATGGATGCGCACCGGGCAATCGATCACCGCGGATATCTTGCCATGAATTTCATCTGCCGAATGTGGGATTGGTATTGCAGGGTGACCGGGTATACGGCCGCTCTGGAGCGTGAGGAAGGCCTTCGTATTCAGTCCACGGTATATCCAAGGATCAATCAATGAGTGCTACTGCACAGGATCGCTGGGTTACTACCAGGGAAGTCGCTGACCGGCTTTCAATACATCTCAACACGGTGGCCAGGTACATCAAATCCGGTGTCTTTGGTCAGGTCCTGATTCTTTCGACTAAGGACAAGCGCGTCCGAGAGTCGGCCATTCAGGAGTTTATAGCACAGCGCCTGGCATGAATGATCTGATCGAGGCCTGCCTCACCGCGGCCCTTTTCTTTTTTTTATACGGTTGCTGGAAGTCTAGAATGTAATGGCTTCCAAAGAATCAAATCCCCCGGCTTCTCTTTTTTCTGAAGAAGAGATGGCACTTGAAAAGGTAGGATCTCCAGTTTTCACCGGAGCTTCGACCGGCGACCGGCTAATCTCTCAGCGTCCAGATCTGTACCGGATCACGGTGCAGCTTCTTGGTCAGGGTACTGGCATTCGGGAGATTAAACGACTGACTGGCCTGCACCATCGCACGATCGAAGCGGTGATGATCAGAGAGGGAAATACTATTGACACGCATAGAAAGGAACTTGGTGCCCGAGCCTTGAAGGTTGCAGCCATGGGAGTAGAGCGTCTGGAGGAGATCATCGCCGATGGAAATATTAAGCCAGGTGAGCTATCGATGGCCGTCGGTATCCTTATCGATAAGGGACAGGTCCTCACCGGTGGCGTCACAGCTAGGGTGGAGAAGATAGAGCAAAGTCAGGTGGCTGCCGGTTTGGAACGGATGCTCGATGAACTGCCGGTGATTGATGCCGAGTGGGAAGATGCTCCTGAGATCAATCTGGTGTCGGGGAATCTCTCTCCAATAGAGACCCTCCTCAATGCGGATCCGGTCCTACTGGAGGCCCCTGTATGTCAAATCGACCAGGACAAAATTAACATACAAATCCAGACAGCTGATCCTTTATCAGATGCTCCAGCGCAGATTAACTCTGTATCGTATGAAACTGCTACACCAAAAGCTACGACTGCTGCCAAGAAATCCCCCGAAAAGTCCCCGGCATCAAATGGCAAAGTCAAGTCCTCCAAAGGGGGGGGGAGGGGGTCCGCGGCGAAGCCGAAGGTCGAAAATCCCGACTGATTGGTCATATAGAAATTTTATTTTAATCGATTGCCTTCATTTCAACAAACCACATCACAACCATGACAATAGAACAAAAAAACTCGTCAAAAAAAGAAGGGGGGACACTTGGTGCTATTTCCACCTTATTTGGGAAAAAAACAACGCCCACGGATCCCACAACCGCACCTGAATCTGTTTTAGAAAAGCATCAGGAGGAGATTTTAGAAAAAAAGAGCGCCGCCATGGTAGGCCTCGGCATCACATATTCCGAGGATGCGGCAGCAGAGCGTCTAGGGATTTCAGCGGATGATGTACGGTGGATGCGCAAGGAGCTGCTTAAGGCTGGGGAGGATTTCACCAGAGAGGGTGGATTCGTTCGGATCGCCGACCGTGGGCTAGGAAAGATTGAGGCCGAGCTTGCGCTAGGGACCACCTTGATTTGCACAGGAACAAATTTGAGCAATCCTAATCTAGTCCTGGCGCGATTCCCTGGACAAATGCATACCATGCGCGTCCGCGTGGCTGACAGCTCCTCCTGGTGCAAAGGAATGCTCCTTCGGGGATGCATATCCACCGAAAACCACACGATATGGATCTGTGAAGTGCGTCCACGTTTTAAGGGGAGGATCTAATGCATTTCTACCGATTTTACATTAACGACTACATGGTTTCTACCCGGCACCTTAGCAACGATGAGGATCTTTGCTACCGCCGACTCCTCGATCTCTACTACACCGAGGAAGAGCCATTAGCAGATGACAAGCTGATGCTTTCACGAAAGATCCAAATGAAAGCAGATGTTGTTGAGGTGATCTTGAATGAGAAGTTTGAGAAGACACCTGAGGGATGGATTAACGGCCGAGCGCTCGCAGAAATCACCGCATATGCACAACTTTGCGAGAAAAAATCCACCGCAGGCAAATCTGGTGGACGACCAAAATCGAAGCAAAAGAAAGCGGGTGCTAATCAAAAGCTAACCACCAGCAAAGCTAATGGTTTGATATCAGTAATCAGTAATCAGCTATCAGATCCCCCTGTAGTCCCCACGGGGGACACATCCATCGCCCTCATCGATGACAATCTTGCCCTGCACCGGGCAAAGATGCTGTTTCGGATGAAGCCATCGACAGCCCTTGATTCGTCCCAAGAGCGTGCATGGAAAAAAAATAAAGGGGCCGTCGAATCCACCTCTGAGGGAGATTGGTTACTGCTTGAATGGTACTTTGCCCAGGGAGGAGAGGTTGCAGAGTACCGCCGCCGTGACCTTGCAACCCTGCTCAACAATTGGAACGGAGAGATCCAGAGAGCGACCGAAATTGCAAAAAAGAAAGGGTCGTCCTTCGGGAAGAAAGAAAAGTTCACCATTGTTGAGTCTTACCCTGCCAACTGGCGAGAGCTCCTGGTCGACCAGTTCCCTGAGAGCTATCCGGACGGCCTTGCCAGTGCAAATTTCCCGAGTTCATTCGCCCTGCTCCCTCAGTCCGTCCAGGCCGAGATTCGCGAATGCGCAACCTTGGCCGCCGAGATCAGTGACGACATCCGGCGCAATGAAAAGGAGGCCGCATGAGCAACCTGTTCTCCCTGCCAAATGCCTCTCCTGAATCGGAGAAGATCGTCCTTTCCTGCATGATGCAGGACCCGGCGAATTACGTCGGGCCTGTCCTCGAGGGCGTTGGCATGGCCTTGGCCGAGGCCTTCCGCGGTGGTGGTCATTTGACCATTTGCGAGGCGATCCTGGATCGTCATGCGAACCGCCAAGGTTGCGACATGATTTCGGTGACCCAGCACCTTATCGACAAGCAGCTCCTCGATGCAGCCGGTGGCGCCGCGGCCGTGGCCGAAATCGCCATGTTTGCTTCTACGACCCACCTCTTTACCGAGCACATGAACGAGGTGCAGCGGAAGGCCGTCCTTATGCGCCTGGTGAAGTCCTGCGACACAATTCGTGCCCAGTGCCTGAGCTATGACGACCGTGGCAATCCACAGGAACTGATCGGCATGGCCGAGAGCGAATTCCTTGGCATCCGTGACGTGTACAAGAAGCAGGGTGACAACCTTGCCCACATCAGCAAGTGCGTCGAGGAATCGCTTGACCAGATTGAGACCATGTACAAGAACCGAGGCAAGGCCGTCCAACCCGGCTGCATCCCCACCGGATTCAAGGACATGGATCGAATGCTGACAGGGTTCAAGCCCGACCAGTTCATCGTCCTGGGTGCACGTCCTGCCATTGGAAAGAGCTCTTTGGCGCTTAACATCCTGACCCACGCGGTCAAGGAGGGTTTTAATTGCCTGTTCTTTAGCATGGAGATGAGCCGAACCCAGCAAACCAACCGCATGATCTGTGGGGAATCGGGAGTCACCCTGCAGCGGATCAAGGATGGACTGATGAGCAGGCAGGATCTCCAGCGGATCGGCATGGCCGGAGCACGGATCGCCGAAGGCAACCTTTGGCTTGAGACTACTCCCGCCATCACATTGCACCAACTCCGTTCGGTCGCACGCCGCATGAAGTACCAGGGCAAGCTCGATTTCATCGTCATCGATTACCTTCAGCTTATGCGCTGCCCCAGCCGTCGTGCCGATGGCAACCGGGCGCTTGAGATTGGAGACATTACCGGAGGGCTCAAACAACTGGCCATGGAACTCCACATCCCGATCATGGCATTGGCGCAGCTTAACCGTGATGCCGACAAGCGTTCTTTGCCGAAGGCCAGTGACCTTAGGGAAAGCGGAACCATCGAGCAGGATGCCGACGTCATCATCCTCATGCATCGAGATAAAGAGGCTCCTGTTGAACCATGCACCATTCTTATTGAGAAACAACGTGACGGAGCCACCGGCCCGCTTGAGCTCATGTTCTCCGGAGAGAACACCAAGTTCAGCGACAAGACCGAGGAGATGTATACCAACAATTCCGAGAAATATCAGTCCGGGTACTCGGGTGGAAAGAAAGCCGCATGATCATGGAAACCGAGAACCGCAAATTCCACATCAGCAAGATCCTCATGGGTGAACCCTACGTCATCCATCAGCCGGCCGACATTATGATCCCGGCCACCAATGTCCGGGTCATCGTTGAGAATGGCGGGATGTATCAACGCACGTTCCTTTCCTTTGGCCTGAATGACCAATTGGTCAGAAATGCCTGGGATCAGGAACATGAAAAATTCCTTAAGGTTGACCCTCATCACTTACATAGCCAAAGCACCCCGTGCTTTCTTCCAACTTAAAAATCATGAAAGAAACCAATCCTAAAATGAATAATAAATACCTTCGCTTTGAAGTAAGTGAAAGCGGGGGTGAGATTAGCCACGGTGATGCCGCCGTAATGAGAGCCCGCTGCGATGCATGGCTACGCAAGCATGACCCATTCTTTAGAGAACCCGGAAGCTTTAGCTTCGGGTCACTCCAGCAACGAAAGAAAGCCGCCTGATTTATGAGCAAACAAATTTACACCGAAGACCAGTTTAATAGGCTTTTGGAAAAACTTCATGAGCTTGTTCAAGCAAATGATGCCTTGCGGATAGAAATAGCCATTTTGCGTAACCTTTTGGCGCCGCACTCATTGAAAGATTCGTTTTGTGATCAGCCATTGAATTTTCCAAAAGCATGACACGCATCGAAAATCCCGCCCGGGCCCTGGCCTTATCCATGCTTGAGTTGGCCGTTGAAGATTACGTTACCCTGCGAGAGATTGGGGCCGTTGTCGGAACTGAAATTGACGAAGCTAGGTGGAATTACGAAATTAACAAGAACTGGCGTTACCGCCCGTTGGGTTATGCCACCGTGCAAAGTGTCCGCGAGCTGATTGAGTTTTTATCAGGCGAACATTTTGAATTGTTATGCGATTACGTTTCGACTGATGCGGCCAGATGGCAAGCTTGGCAATTTAGAAAAAGGATTGGGCTGACCCATAGTGAACCTGGCACCCGGCTGCTTGGAACGGCTGATTTGTGGTGGACCATGACCCCGAAACATATGCGCGACCGCATGGTCACGGCTCGGACGGGAAAAGATCTTTTGGCAACGGATCGCAACATAATCCTCACCTCTGAAGAACCGGATGAAACCATTGCCGCTTAATCAAGAGATGAAAGCCCTGATCCGTGAAGAGTACCGGGGTGAATGCGTCGACCAGATCCTGCCCGAAAAGCCCGATGCCTTTGTACCGTCCATTCTTGAAGAGGCCATTGAATGCACCTCGGGTGAGCGAAGAAGGGATTACGACCATGCCCTGCCCAATCATCAAAGAATTGCCAGTTACTGGAATGCCCACCTGAAATCGATTGGGATTGAAGGTGTGCTTAGTCCAGCGGACGTCGCCCTGATGATGATTCTTCTTAAGGTAGCCCGCCAAGCAAGGACACCTAAGCGGGATAACTTGGTCGATATAGCGGGCTATGCACGCTGCGTCAGCCAGATCGAGCAAATGGAGCCGTGAACTTTCAAGTCAGCAAAAAAACCAACACCCAACACCCATGACATCTGAAGAGACACGCCAGTACCAGCTCGGGGGAGAGATGATGCGCGAGCGCCTCATCGCCCTCATCCATCATTACTACGAGACCCTGAAAAAATACCATGGCCGTAACGACGACCGGTGCGCATTGCTTCGGAACATCGTCGAAGACATTCGGATCGATCAGGCCGAATCATCCGAAAGGGAATCGGAATCAACCCATGAGTGATCCCAAGCTGCAGGCCGCCTATGCTGCCGCCGAAGAAAAACGCCGCCGTACTGCCATTGCCAGGGATCGTGACACCATGCCGTTCGATTTTGACCAACCCTTTGACCCGATTGACAACCCGGGAACTTATGCGGAAGACCCGATTTGGAAACGGTATTGGAAAACAGAGGGCATCCGCTCGGTGAACCCGGACGGCACCATCATTACCGATGCCATGGAACGATTCAGGCAAGCCTTTGAACTTGGATACATGGCCTGCCGAAAAATTGAGAAAAACGCATGAGTGGCAAGGGATCATCCCCAAGGAATATGGGACCGAAGTTTCGTGCTAATTGGGATGCCATCTTTAGGAAACCAAAACTCAGCTCAGCGCGGGTCAAAATCCAAAATACAAATCAACGAACCGTTCCTCCGCATCCCGAGTCATGAATCATCTCAATATCAAACTGCCGATTTTTGAAGATCGGTGTCACATCCTTTGGCCGTATACCAAGACGGAGGCGGATGCATGGCTTAAGAAACGAAAATACGATGTCGATCCCCCTGGTGAAAACTCCTGCCAGGGATTCACTTGTTTTTCTTCAAAGAGGGGAAATGGGGCGGCGATTTTCTTAAAGAAATGGACCGGATCAATCAAAGATATTGGCGTCCTGGTGCACGAAGCTGTTCATGCGGCCAGTTTTATCCGGTCAGGTCTCGGTGTTGAGGAAACTAACGACACGGCGGAAGTTCTTTGCTATGTGACCGATTTCATTACTCAACGTGCCCTTAATCGCATGGGCATAACTCCAATTCACAATCCAACCAACCAAAACAAACCCACCAAAAAACCATGACACCAACCGAGCAACCCCAGATGGCAACCAAAGGCTCCTTTGTCCTTTTCAAAACAATTAAGCGCGAAGGGGATCACCCGCGCAAACCCCAGTACTCCGGGTCGGTCGAGTTGCCCGACGGCACCAAATTTGAACTGGCCGGTTGGGTCAACGAAGGAAAACCCGGTTCCAAAATCGAAGGCCAAAAATACATCAAGGGCGAAGTCAAGGAGCCATGGGTTCCCCAGCAGAAGGTCGAAGCTCCTGTGGTCAAATCACAGGAATCCGATCACGGCACCGACGACATCCCCTGGTAAATGATCCAGACACCGCATCCAGTTCACCCCATTGTCGAGCTGCTCGGCCGCCGCAAGGATGGCCGTATTGCGGCCCGTGTGGGTGAGCGGGAGCGTTTGTTTACCCAGGATCAGCTGGCGGCCTACATCACGCAACGGGAAGAGGGGATACGTTTAGAGAAAGCGGACCCCTTGCGGTATGGCGTGGAGCCGGTGAGCTGGGGTCGTGCCGATGCCGAGCGTGCCCGGCTGCGGGAGAAATTCCCTGTCGGGGTGATTGAGGAATGGAACCTCGGAGGGAACCGCGCCGGTAAGAGCGAGCGAGCTGCCAAACGAATCGTCGAACTGATGATCGCCAAAGATTTTGCCAAGGTATGGTGCCTGCAATCGACCGAAGCCTCATCGATTGAGAACCAGCAAGGGCTCATCTACAAATACCTTCCACCCGAATACAAAACCGAGACCGGAAAACTCCGGCAGGGAACCACCACCAAGATCAACTACTCGGTCTCGGGCGGATTTACCGAGAACAAGCTCGTGCTGCCGAATGGTTCCATGTGCGTCTTCAAGTTCTACTCCATGGATGTGAAGAGCGTCGAGGGTGCCGAGTTGGATTGTGCCTGGGCAGACGAATTGGTCACCCCAGACTGGTTGGAGGCGCTCCGCTACCGTTTGCTTACCCGCAACGGACTCCTCCATGTGACATTCACCCCGGTGGCTGGTTACACCCCGACCGTGGCCAGCGTGCTGAATGGCGCCGTGACGACCGAGGAGGCCGAAGCCGAACTCCTGCCGAAGATTACGGGTGAGGGATTTGAAAAAGTTCCACTCATTCAGCAGCCAGTCATGCGGAATGCCGGGATCATTTATTTCCACACACAGGAAAACCCCTTTGGCAACTATCCTTCCCTCAAGGTCGTGCTGGAGGGAAAAAACAAGGAAACCATCCTTTGCAGGGCCTATGGTGTGGCTACCAAGAGCCGCGTTAGCCGGTTCCCGCGCTTCCGCGACGACGTCCATGTGGTCGATCCGGAATCAGTACCCAAGGATGGAAGTAACTACCACATCGTCGACCCGTGCTCGGGTAGGAATTGGTTCATGATCTGGGTGCGGGTCGACATCCGTGGGAGGCTCTTTGTGTACCGGGAGTGGCCAGATTCATCCCGCTACATTACTGGGGTGGGTGTGGTCGGTCCCTGGGCTGTGCCAAGTGCAAACAAGGCCGACGGCGACATGGGTGACGCGCAGAAGACCTTTGGCTGGGGTCTCCAGGAGTACAAAGAGGAGATCGCACGCCTTGAAAGTGATGAGGTCATCCGCGAGCGACTCATGGATTCGCGCTATGCATCGAGCGCTACGATCCTCCGTGATGGGGTGACGACACTACTCGATGAGTGTGCCGACATTGATCTTGATTTCAATCCTACCTCCGGACGAGCCATCGATGAGGGGGTCGATTTGATTAACAACGCCCTCGCCTATGATCCCGACAAACCGGTTGGCACGGGAAATGAACCAAGGCTTTTCATCTCCCGCGATTGCGCCAATGTGATCTATGCACTCAAGGAATGGACGGGTGCCGACGGGAACAAAGCCGCCACCAAGGATCCACTGGACTGCGTCCGCTATGCGGTGACCGCCGAGCCGGAGCTGCTCTATGTGGAAGGCGACATCTTGAGGCCGACCGCACACCCTGGCGGGTGTTATTAGGAACCCCCTTAAGCTGGCCACCTCTGCGGGATAGTCTCCCCGCATATGTCTCTTGCAAATGACGGTACAGGGTCGAAGATTGAGCGCATCGGGTCACTCGATGCCGGTGGTGACCTTGCTGACAATCTGGCGATCCTATCGACCGAACTGATCCAGTCAACCCGCGACGCCTTCTGGTACTACAACCGATCCGAGCAGGCCTACCACACCCGTCTCAATCTGTGGAACGGTCAGTCTGCCGACGGCCGTAAGCATGGTGCCGATCTGAATGCCCAGCCATTTCCCTGGGAAGGTGCTAGCGACATGAGGCCACGAGTCATTGATTCTGCAATCAATGAGCAAGTGATGCTCATGATGAGTGCATTTACTAGGGCAAATACTCAGGCCGTGGCCATGGATTCCGATGATTTGGAGTATGCTGAAAAGGTTTCCACGTTGCTGAAATACGTCATCTGGAACCAAATGCGCCCGCAAATCCGCCGGGAACTGCAACTGGCGGCCAACTGGCGGCAGACCTACGGAGCCAGCATCACGGCCATCATGTGGGACCAGCAACTTCGCCGGACGACACAGGATATCACACTCGACGGCCTGGCCACCATGATGGGTGCCACTGAGGATCCCCAGCAACTTGCCGCCATCAAACAACAGGTCACCGAGCAAGTGATGGACCCCCTACGCGAGGAAGAGAACCTCCGCATCCTGACCGGCATGAGCCCGATTTTGAAGAAAGGTCCCGCCCGCGCCTGCTTGAAAATGCTTCGCGAGACAGGCCGCTGCGAGATTCCTATTCCCGAAGTCTTTTCAGCAATGCCGAAATGGAGCGCCCTGCTCCCGATGGTCGATGTCTTCTTCCCTTGCATCACCGATGACATCCAGCGTGCCCCTTGGGTAGCGCACCGCGAGCGCCTGACCGAAAGCGAACTTCGGGACCGCATCAACACCCACGGCTACGATCCAGATTGGGTCGAGGAGGCGGTTAAGCGCAAAGGATACGTTGTCGACACCCTGACTTCCAACCTCCTGTTGCTATCCGAATCTCGCCGCAACTTCTGGGGCATCCTAGACTACGAGCGCCGCGACCTGATCGAAATCTTTCATTTTCATCGCAAGTCGGTGGATGACGATGGCATTCCAAACGTCTGGAATACCGTGCTCTGTCTCGGCGTCCGTGATTCGGTTGCCCTTGACGAGGCACTCCCCTACGAGCACGGCCAGTATCCTTACGTCGTCCATCAGCGGGAACAGATTGCCCGCACCATCCTTGAGTCCCGCGGCATCCCGACCATTGCCGACACCTGGGAACATGAAATTAAAGTTCAGCGCGATGCCCGTACGGATCGCACCTCCATTTCCGTCCTCCCGCCAATTCTCGTCCCAGCGTCTCGTGGCGCCATGAACCTTTCCTTCGGCCCGGGCACCAAGTGGCCGAGCCGTCGTGGTGAGGAAATCTCCTGGATGCAGATACCGCCGGGGGACGGATCCTCTATCGAAATCGAAAAGGCCTCCCAGACGACGTTGGATCAATACCTTGGCCGAATGACCGAGAATTGCCCGCCGCAGTTGGCTCAGCTCCATCAGCAAGATCTCGTGGACGGGTGGCTGCTTGAAATGCGCCAGGTCGTGGGACAGACGTTGCAGCTTTGTCAGCAATACATGAGCGAAGATCATGTCACGCGCATTGTCGGAACATTATCCCGGCCGTGGAATGCCGGACGTAGCGAGCTGCAGGGAATGTTTGATGTTTCCCTTGAGTTTGACATTCGTGACCTCAATCACGAACTGCTTAAGGAGAAGTTTGGCCTTATCCAAAGCGTCCTGGCCAATGACCGATTCGGGCGGGTCGATTATAGCAAGTTTACGGAACTGATGTTCCGCGCCATCGATCCAAACATGGCCGGAGCCGTGCTTCAGCCAATGGATCAGGCCACGCAGGCACAGGTTTCCGACGAGCAAAGTGCATTGACCCAAATGGTGGCTGGAATCGAGCCGCCCATGCAGCCCCAGGCAGGAATGAATTATCAGCTCAGACTCCAGACATTGCAGCAAAGCATTCAAGTAAACCCGGAACTTCAGCAAATGATCGCAGCGCGGCCAGTGCTTTCCAAAATGGTGGAGAACCGGGTCAAGTTTTTGAATTTTCAAATACAACAGCAAGGAAACGCCCAGATCGGGCGCGTCGGCACGCAGCCGGTGTTGCAGTCGGGGCAAGGTGACCAATCGGCACAAGCATGAAGCCCAAGAAAATCCGATTTAAGAAACTGACCCCGGCAGAGAAATTATTGGCCATGCTGGAAGCAAATCTCCGAGCAAGCAAATTTAGTTCTGCCAAGAAATCCCAATGATCAAAAAGTTTTTGTCCCGATTCCGCGCCGCTCCCTATGTGCTGCGGGCGACGCGCATGGATGATGCGCAATTGATTGGCGCCCTGTCGGTCGATGCCGACCATCCCGTCCTGCAGGCCGTGATGGAAGTAATTGACCGCGCACGCACCGAAGCCCGGAGCGAGGCCAAAGCGATTATCAAGAGCGAACGTGAGACCATTTTTGCCCTGGGCGGGGAGAATGGCCTCGACCGCTTGGAAGAATACCTCCTTAACCTCCGGGCTGAAGCAATGAGGCAAAAGCAAAGCTGAAAAGTTTTCCCTTTGTGCTTCTTGTGCATTTTGTGGCTAATCCTTTTTGTTTTCCCTCCGCAAAACCTTCTTAAGCTCGCCACGTTGAGGGAGCACATTCCGCGCATGGGATCTTCCTGCGCTTCGATCGGCTCCGCATCCTGCGGGGCAAAGGCAAGTGCTGACTTAATGGCCCCTTAGTGGCCTAAAACACTATGAGCGAAAGCACCCAAGAAACAGTCGCACCCGTCACGGAAACCGCTGAAGAATCCTTTAGCGATATCTTAGACCATCTCCCGCCCGAGGTGGCTCAAGCCCTTGGAAAGTCAAAAGACTCCAAGAGCAGTCCCGAGCCCGAGCCTACGGATGCCGAGACGGAAGATCCGGAAACGGAGACCGAAACTGACAACGACGCGCCTGAGGAATCCGATGAGGAATCCAAGGACGATCAAGATACGGAAGAGAAAGAGGAATCCGAGGAGGAGAAACCCAAGGGGATTGAGAAGCTCGAAAAGCGGATCGACAAACTGACGCGGCGCCGCAAGGAAGCCGAATCGGTTGCCGAGTCACTTCGTGCCGAAAACGAAACCCTCAAGGCGGAGGTCGAAAAACGATCCGTCATCAAACTTGAGCCCACGGCCGACGACCCATTGGCCGACCTCGACTCGATGAGTGACCTTGAGTCCAAGGTAAGTGCCGCCAAGAAAGTCCGCGCCTGGGCGTTGGCTAATCCCGACGGCGCCGCCGTGACCAACCCCGACGGTAGTGAACGGTATGTGGATCGTGGCGAGATTGCCAAATTCGTGGCCCAAACCGACGCCCTCCTCACCGACCATGCCCCGGCTCGCAAGGAATACCTGGCTCAACGTGAAGCCATCCTGCCGGAAGCCAAGGCCGCCTACCCTGATTTGTTCAAGGTAGGATCTGCCGAGCACAAAATCATGGTGGATACCCTCAAACAAGTCCCCGCGCTCAAGCGCCTGCCAGGCTACGAAATGGTCATTGGCGACGCCTTGCTGGGGATGAAATACCGGATCGAAGCTTCCAAGTCAGCACAATCCAAGTCCGCGCCTGAGTCAAAAGGTAGTAACGCAGCCAAATCCTCAACCACCGCGGCCCTGGGAGCTAGAAAAGTAATCGCCCCGGCGATTCCCAAGCCCTCAGCAAGCCGCCCCCCCGCTGCCAGTACCAAGGGGAAATCCAATCGCCTCGACCGAGTGATCGGATCGGGAAGCGTGGATGACCTTGCGGCCTACTTCGGCGGGTAATCTAACACGTCAGCAACAACTCAAAACAACAACATGGCAGCAACAACTTACATCAATTCCGTCGGCAAGAGGGAAGACCTCTCCGACATCATCGCCGTGGTGGACGCCAAGGAGACAGTCCTGACCTCCACCATCAAGAAGGGTTCCAAGAAGCCCACCAACGCCTACGTCGAGTGGCTCGTTGATTCCTATCCTTCCACCAGCACCGCTGGCACGGTTGACGGAACCGAGGTCAGCTACTCCAGCGCCGCCGATTTCGCATCGACACGCGCCCGCATCGGCACCTACATCCAGCAGTTCCGCCGCATCCCCGGCGTCAGCCGTCTGGAAGAGGTCGTCGCAACGGTTGCCGGTGTCAACAACCCTGATCCTCAGGGAGTGGCCGGAGCCACGGAATTTGCCCGTGCAAAGGCCAAGGCAACGGTCATGGTCAAGCGTGACATCGAGGCGACTTTCCTGAGCGCCAATGGTGCCCAGGCAGATGATGGTACCAACCCGTACCTCACCCGTGGTCTTGGAAAGTGGCTTAGCTCCTCGGCTGATACCGTGGCGCTCGGCCAGTCCAACGTCCTCCTCAACAGCGCCCAGATCTATTCTGGCACCCTGGCAAACTTCACGGAGGATTCCCTCCGCACGGTTCTCCAGCAGCGCTGGAGTGTGACGGGCCGTGGTGGGGACCTCCTCGCCATCGTCGGCAGCGACATCAAGAACTCGGTTTCCGATTTCTCCCGCTACCTCCCGAGCAAGACCAGCAACACCCCTGTGCGTTTCTACAATCAGGATGTGAACAGCAAGATGGTCTCCTCCGTTGTGGATATCTACAGCGGTGACTACGGCAATCTGGAGCTCCACCTGAGCGCCTTCCTGCCCAACACCAAGACCGGCTACATCGTTGACCCCGAGTATGTCGAGGTTCGCACCCACACCGCCCCGTACTTCACCGAGCTCCCTGATCTCGGTGCAGGCCGCCGCGGCATCGTGGAGGCTATCGTGGCCTTGGTTCCTACCAACCCACAGGCACACGCCAAGATCAGCGCAAGCTAAGAACTGGTTCGTGATACTCAGCGTCCGGGGGAAACCCCGGGCGCTGCAATCACCAACCAATTCATGATTCTTCTATCTCCGCGCCTCTGCGCCGCTGCGCGATAAAATCCTATGACCGATTCCCTCATTGAACCTATCGAATGTAGTTCCGCGGTCATTTCGGAATTTCGTCAAGGGTTTAGGGCTCACGCGGTGGAAGCAGCACTCCGCCAGGAAAAGGTAAATGCCTATTCGCGTCGTATAGAAAATTCTTCCCGGTTGATGGATGGGATTGGTCAACTCAAGTACCGTATTGATGCCGATTTGTATCATCACATGAGGGCAATCTTTGGCCCTGATTGTTGGAAGGATACTTCCTTTACCGATGCCCTGGAACGTGACGGGGTGATCCAGCGGGTCAAAGGAGTTTCTGATAAGATCATGTCGTTTGCTTCAGCACCTCAGCCGGATTCCTCAACCGCATCCAAGATTATTGCCGAGCACACATTTCCGGAATCCGATCTCCCTATTCCCTCCACTGAAGGGACTGTGGATGGCACCGAAGTGGTCGAAACCGATACGATTGTCTCATGAGAACCGTCACTTTTAAAAGCGTCATTGACGGCGCCCTGGCCCGCATGGGTCTCGATCCTTTGGTCTCCCCGTCATCCAATACGCTCGCCGCGTTTACGGAATACGCCAACTCATCATATCGGGCAGCATGGGAGATGTACCCGTGGCCGGAGGCCGTCCGATTTGAAAACCGCCAGTTCTATCCTTCCTGGGTAACTGCTACTTCCTATGCTGCCAATGATGTCGTCCTGGCCAGTGATGGAAATTATTATTATGCAGTCCAGGCCAATTCGTCACAGGATCCCACGACAGATTCCTCCGATACCTATTGGGCACCGGCTAGTTCGTACCCGACAACCAACGGAAGCGGTATCCTATTTGCGATTTCCCTTGATCAAATCCTCAATGGAGTGACCAAGACTCCGATTGGTGAAGTGATTGGTGTTTGGCAAAGCGACCCAAGAACCAACCGTTATTCTACTCCGGTCAACTGGATGCTGACGGGTGATGGGATTGTGGTTGGGCAGAATGGGCTTTCGGTCACTTCCATTCCGTCGACCGTATGGGTTGAATTTACAACCCGCCCAACGGTCTTTACGACTGCGAATTATTCCGATGGCTCGACCATTCCCTATGTCGTGGCCGAGGCCGTGAAATATGGAATCTGTGCCGAAGCGCAACGGGAAGATGGTCAGTTCGATAAAGCTGCCGCGCATGATGCCAACGCCATTGCCTGTCTTAATACGGAATGGGACAAGCTTGAGATGAAACAAGGTCAGCGGGGCCGATTCACGGCCATGACACGGTAACTCCGGAAAAGGGAATATAAATTTATGAGCGAACTAATGATCGGAAAGACCGCGGGTGGCCTTAAAATCCCGGTGCAAGTTGATAGCACAGGCAAACTCCAAGTGGGAGGTGTCCAGCTCGATAATCTAAACGTCAACACCGATCAAATCGAAAGCAAACAAGACACGACCAACGCTTTGCTTACAACGACTGCGGCGGACGTAGCGACCATCAAAGGCAACAGCGCCAAAGTACCCGGCTTCAGCCTCCCCGCTTACGATTATATTTCCTGTAGCTACACGGGTAGCAACCTCACGGGGGTCGTCTACAAGTCTGGCGGGTCTAGCGGAACAACGGTCGCTACGTTGACCCTAGGATACGACGGCAGCAACAACCTCACCTCGGTCACCAAGAGCTAGGTTATGGGATACCAATTTAACCCCTTTACGGGAAACTTTGACATAGCTGGCGGCGGCTCCGCACAGGTCAACTCCGACTGGAATGCCAGCACGGGGGTTGCGCAGATCCTTAATAAGCCTTCACTCGCCACCGTTGCAACATCTGGAGCGTACTCCGACCTGACAGGCAAGCCGACTCTCTTTTCTGGTGCATATTCGTCCCTAACAGGAGTTCCATCAAGTTTCACACCATCTGCCCACGCATCATCCCATGCATCCGGCGGGTCTGATGCGTTGACTCTTGCAGCAACTCAAATCACCAGCGGAACGCTTGCCGATGCACAACTCTCCTCGAATGTTCCGCTTATCAATGCTGGCAACAGCTTTTCGGCAGGGCAGACGATCACCTCCGCCGCAAATACCTCTGCCCTGACTGCTTCTTACAGCGTCACGGGAGCGAACACGACTCCGTTGCTGAATCTGTCTGGCACTTGGAACACGACGGGTGTTGCACAAGGTATCCTTCTAAACATCACCGACACGGCGAGCAGTGGAAATAGCAAATTGCTTGATTTGCAAGTTGGTGGCGCAAGCAAATTCTCGTTTCGAAAAGGAAACTTAATTGTAACCGACACCTCATTTACATTTGCGGTCGCTGGCGGCAGTAATGCTATGTCCATAAACAGCACATTTGGAATCAATGTAAGAAATTATATTGGAGTCACAAATGGCAACGGCGGAACAGGAACATCGGATTGTTATTTGTATTCCGATGGCGCAAACACGCTTGCCCTGCGAAATGGCACCAATGCCCAAACCTCACGCATCTACGGCACTTATACAGACGCCTCAAACGGACGCAGATTAGATATCACATCCACCACGGGCGGAATTTTCACACTGACTGCAACGGGTAACGGAACAGGCGCATCCGGCAATCTTCTCAAATTGACTCAGCCTATCTTACTTCCTGCTTCCTCGGTCACTCTAGCAACCAATGGAGACCTTGCTTTTGAAGCTACCAGCAACACGACGCTCACCATCCGGTATCGCGGGTCAGATGGAACCACCCGTAGCGCAGCACTCACACTTGCATAACATGACCCCACAAGAAGCCCTCCAACTCCTTTCCGATGCTCTGGAGCCTCGGAATATCAACGCCATCTCCCGCGCTGGATACATCGCCATCCAAAAGGCACTTGAAACCCTCGCAGAAGTAGTCGCCCCTAAACCCGAATCCCATGACTCTCACGATTGATTTCACGCCAGAGCAGATCCGAGGCATCACCGCCGCACGGGAAGCTCACAATGCTAACCCGCCCTCCGAGTCGGATGCTCCCTTCTCCACTAACGAGGAGTATCTTGCCTGGGTGATGGGTCGAGCCGCCGATTCCTACGCTTTGCAGTATCCAGCATGAAATTCCTCCGTGATCTCTGGCTCCTAGTCCGCTGCTACCCTTCTGCAAAGAGGGCGGTCACCCTAAAGCGTGACGCTTCCTATCCCGGAGCGGTCTGCCACATGATCGCCTACAACGAAACCCGAACGGAGCTAGTCAATCGCGGGATTCGTGAGGAGGGTCAGATTACAGGAGCGGTCGTGATGATTGCCGTGGGTCTTGCATACATTCTTAACCGGTAAATTCCCACCTTAAGGTGGCTCGTTCTCATCGGTAGATTCTTTGCAAGACACCTCACCCGCAATTTCCCTGCCAGGGAGCGGGCGGGACCAACAACCCAACACCCTCACGTTTTATGGCAGAAGTCGCTATTGGCAAAGATTCCGCAGGGAATCGCCACCCCTTACTCACACTCACTAACGGCGCCTTGGTCGTTGCAGATCACTCATCCGGCACCAATGGTGGCATTGTGGTGGCGGCATCGACGGCATCGGGATCGGGATCCTGGTATGCCCTCCAGTTTGTGACATCTGGAACTCTTACGGCTTATTCAGGAAATCTTACCGGGACGATTACGGGCGTTACCTTTCCGGCGAATTTCGTGCTGTACGGAACGACGACGGCATTTACGACCGGTTCCGGAACTTCAGTCATCGCTTACACGCTTTAAACCATGCCTAGTTTGGGACTAGGATTAGGTTTGGGTCGAGGATCTTTTATTGGATCTTCTGGTAGTGGATACACATCCACAAACACAGAAGTAGCTACTTGGTACAATACTATTGTCACTAACGGGGGTTCTGTTCAAAACACAGGATCTTCCAATAATCTTAAAGCCGTTGATACATTTGTCACTTCGTTAAAAAACAACAATGCGCCAAACGGCAACAGCCTGTGGAGTTGCATAAGTTACTGCGGATTGCTTTGTGCCGTTGATGACATCCAAGGAATTACTGTTCCCTTGCAGGGTGCAATAACGCTTACTAACAACAACTTTCCAAGTGTTGCGAGTGGGGGAACTAACTATGACAGGCTTTCGGGACTTACTGGCGATGGTTCCACGATGTATATTTCATCGAACCTAAACGACAATCAGCTTCCACTTCCTAGCAACAAGCATATGTATGCCTATGTTGCCAATCCTACCAGTGGTCAGGTGATTGGAACTAGGAGTTCTGGCGCGTATTCATCAATATCTTATTCAGCCGTAGTTAATAATGCTTATTCTGGAACAAATGCATTAAGTCAAAGTCTAGCTAATTCTTTTACTATAGGTGGATCTTCTGCTACTGGCGGAGTGGGTTGGGACGCAAACTATTATACACCAAGTGTCGGAACTCCTGAAATTTCTTGGCAGGGATCTACACAAGGGGCAGGTGGAATTACTATGGCAACAAGTGGTTTAAGCACAAAGTTTTCTATTTTTGCGGCGACTACTTTATCAAAATTTAACGGCAAAATTGCATTTTGGTCTGTTGGCACTTCTTTGAGGGCGGCAGGAAGCAATAATTCCACCAATCTCTTTGACCCATACGTTGCAACTTTACTTGCCTCTCTGACATGAGCTTTCTAATTGTAACGCCAGATCAAAACACAAAGATTGAGGCAATTAACCCCACCCTCACGGATCGTAACATTGTGCCTGTAGCAACTGCAGATGGCACGTTGTTGATTCCTGCAAATCTCAATAACGATCCTTATTGGTCAGCTTATCAGGGTGTTATTTCTACCCTTACGCCTCTTGTCGGAAATCCTGTTTGGCCAGTTTCTGACTCGGAGCAAATATCATGAGTTCTGACGAAGTTTCAGCTTTACGAGAAGATATCGCCGTTCTCCGAGCCATTGTTGAGGAGCGTGCCAAGTCGGCATCTAATAACTCGGCCCTGCTTAAGACAATTGGTGCAGCGGTGGCACTTCAGATCGTCATGAGCATTTATATTGCCGGACAGAAGACCCAAATGCTCGATAGGTTGCAAAGTGATGTCATTTCCATTCAGCAAAAGCTCGAGGGAAAATGAAATTTCAACATTTGCTGTTTCTTGTCTTGGTTGTTTTTGGAATTTCGGGATGTGCCCATGAGCAGCGTCAGGCTGCAGTTACGCCCCCTTCCGCAGTTCCCGTCATCAATGCAGTGTCTAATGCCAGGATCAAGGCGGCACAGCTTCGTGCGGAAGTACCCGAGTCAAATCGAGCCCAGGTAGAAGATCTTTCGGCCACGCTGGCCACGGCCCAGTCGGCGCTTAACGACTACACGATACAATCCGAAGCGCAGTCCTCAGAACTGGGCAAGGCACTTCTCTGCACCTCCAAATACAAGGCCGAAGCCCATCAGAATGCCAAGGAGCGTGATGTGGTGCTCTTTCTCTTTGCCCTAATCGTCGCCCTTGGTGTCGGACGACTTACGGGAACCTTCACGGCCGGACTCCCTCCTCCGTGGAGTCTGCTCGGCCCTTACCTTTTCTTGGCCGGAGGATTTCTTGGTGGGTATGCCGTGGGCCGCTTTGCTCTCAACTATGCTTCCCGACTGATCCCATGACCGTCATGAATGCAAATTGGTTAAAGCGCATTTTTGAAGAAACTAATGGCACTCCCAGCTCCATGCGGGTTGCCCTTCTTTGCATCGTGGCCGTGATTGTCGGGGTGGTTTGCTATTGCGTGACCCGTCATATTTTAAGCCGTGAGCCTTTTGACCTGGGCCCCAATTTGACCAATCTTTTGTCCGTTACGATTGGTTCGCTTTCGGCCGCCAAGTTGGGAAGCAAATTTGGTGAAAGGAATGATGGAGGGCAAAATTCATGAGCCGTTTCATTTGCACGATCAATGGTAAGCCGCTGATGCAGGCCGAGGATGGGTCGATTCAATTCATCGGTGAATTGTGCGTCGATGCCGATGGTTCGCCACGAGCCTATGGCCCCAATGGTCAAGGACTCGATTATTTGGATAATGCAGGCCACTCGGGAAACTGGTGGGGAATTGTCACCGATGCCGAAGGGTATCCCATCCTGCAAGGTGAGAAAGACCCGGCTCCGGGATATTACGTCTCCACAACAAGCTTGCAGCATTCGCAATACGCAACAACCGATCCCCGCCGCTACGTCAATTCCGAGGAAGTTCCATTTATTGTTGTGCCTGGACAGGTGGCCAGAATGTGCACCGGCATCGTCCTGGGATGCCGCGCTGAAATTCTGAACCAATCCACCGGCATCCGTGTTTCTTGCGTGGTGGCGGATTTGGGTCCGGCCACGCATCTTGGCGAGGCATCCATTGCTGCCGCCAAGCAACTTGGAATTAATCCGGATCCCAAGACGGGAGGAAGTTCTTCTCAGGATTTTCGTTACACGTTCTGGCCTGGAAAAGCTGCTCCGGGATTCACCCTTCAACACATTTGATTTATGAATACGCCTTTGTCATCCCCGATCGTCCGTGATGGTGACACATCCTTCATCGGACTCCAGTCCCGGCGCAATCCCCTCACGATCCCCTCAGGATACTTACAGGTCGCGCAGAACATCCGCCTAGACCGTGGCATCGCCCAGACGCGCAAAGGTGCCAAGCGCCTGGCTTCAGGCATATCTGTCGGGGCAACGCCTGTCACGGTTCCATTCACCCTCCATGGTGGCGATTCTGTCACTTCAATTACCCAATCGGGAAATGTGGCCACGGTCACAACTGCCGCACCCCATGGACTGGGATCGGTGGGTAACCAGTTCTATGTGGAAATTGCCGGAGTCACCGGAGCCACGGCTGCTTCCTACAATGGGAAGTGGACCGTCACGATCACCGGGTCCTCGACCTTTACTTACCCCGTAAGTGGATCCCCTGCCTCTAGTCCGCCCGGCACGATCACTTGGGCATGGCCGGTCATCCTCACTTCCTACTCGGGCGGTCTCTTCGGGGCCGGTGTCTACTCCTCCCCCCGTTATGATTACAACAACGAATATGTCATTCTTTGTGGTCCGACCAGTGCCTACCTTTACAGGCAAGGGTCCTCATTGTTGACGCTTTCTTACCCCATAAGCCCGATTGCCGAACAAATTTTACCCGGTGATACGGTGACGACGTTGCAAGCTTTTGACCGGCTCTTCCTTTTCCGATGGAGAGCAAGCGACCTGATGCAGAAAGTAACTTCGATCACTCAATCGACTGGCACGGCCACGGTCACCACATCTTCCGCGCATGGATTTAGCACCGGGGAGGTCGTGCGCCTCACGGGAAGTGATCAGGCGGGATTTAACCTCGATGCGGTCATCACGGTGACTACGCCCACCGCGTTCACCGTATCTGTCCCGTCGGCCACGGCTGCCAACACGGCAACTTCCCTGTTTGCCCAGCGGGTCTGTTGCCCTCTGGTTTGGGATGGCATTACGAGCGGATTTGTCCGGGTGCCGACCGGTACCTCCCCCATTGGCCCGACCTACTCCCGCATGATCGCACCCACCAATGGGGTGGCCGCCTATTACAACAATCAAGTCGTGATCTGCAGCGGGCGCGACACGGTTTTAGTTTCCGATGTGCTAGACCCGGACACCTATGATCCGGTGCTTAAGGAATTCCGAACTAACACGGGATCCAACGATTACATCACGGCGCTTCACCCGTATGCAAATGGTGACATTTTGGCCTTTTTGCGCAAGAGCATCTACCTGGGCAAAATTGTAATTTCAACTTCGGACGGTGTTTCCATTGATCCAACCCAGTCCAGTCTTCAGCTCCTCACCAATGAAATTGGCTGCAATGCCCGCATGACGGTGGCCACGGCTGGAAACTATGTTTACTTCCTGAGCGACAACGGCGTCTATCGTCTCGATAATACCCAAATCGACCTCGCACTCCGCGGAAACACATTGCCGCTTTCCGAACCGATTGCCGACATCATGGCGACGATCAATCAATCGGCCGTGGCTACCTCAAATGCGGTTTATTTTAACAACCGATACTACCTTGCAGTCCCAACCGGCAACGCCACATCCCCAAACACTCTTCTCATCTATAGCCAACTCAACGAGTCCTGGGAAAGTGTTGATACAAATCTTCCCGCCCTGGATAAATTGGTCGTAAGCGATTACGGTACGACGCGTCGACTCTTTGCAGCATCTAATGCCGGTGCCCTTTTCCTCCTTGAGGAATATGATTCTTCAAACGATGACACTGGAACAGGAAGTGCTCAGTCAACAGTTAATGGCATCATCACGACCCGTCGCTACTTCTACGGACAGCTTGCACGCAAACGTCTTGGGAATGTAGCGGTCAGTGCCTACCTCCCTTCCGGCAGTGGGATCGATGTGGCTGCAGTCACCACCGACCCTGACAATACTACCCACATTGCCACGGTCACCAACTCGGGTGTCGATAACGACTACACGGTCAGGGCACCTATCCGCAGGCCAGGCACTTACCTTGACCTGACGGTAACAACATCAAATGGGCGGCCCACGATCCGCGCCGTTTCGGCCGATGCCACGACAAGTAGTGACCCGAGCAGGCTTGCCCGCACGGAATCGTAGTGAGAAAGGTTCTTAAGCTCAAAACTCCCTCGGGCTAACCTCTGACGCAATGGCAACAATTTCCTCCGGTTACACTTTTGTTAATAACGAAACGGTCACTCCGGCCAAACTGAATAGCCTTGCAGGATCTGCGACCATTTCAGGTATCGTAAATGCGGAGATCGATGCATCGGCCGCTATTGCTGACACGAAGCTTGCTACGATCTCCACGCCGGGAAAGGTAAACGGTAGCGCCATTACCTCCGGAAATATTTCTACATCCGGAAATATTTCTACATCCGGAAACATTTCCACCAGCGGATCCCTCACCGCAGCATCGCTCTCCGGTGGTGCTCTAGCTCAGATTGCTCAATACGCCCTTGTTCTTGGTTAATTATTTACGCTCATGAAATCCGTCCTCTCCTCCGCCGCCTCTCCAACTTTTACCCCCGGCGCTGCCAATGCTGGCACGCTCAACTTTGCCACGGCCGTCGCCTCCTACGGCTTCCAGTTCGGAAGGCTCCTCGGGATCATCAACCTGACCCAAAACGCCATCATCTACACGGCGGGCGTGACCGGCTTCGGCGGTGCCTGGAACAGCGGAACCAGCGTCCTAACCCTCGCCCAAGCCACGACCGGAATGGGATCCGGTGATGTCATCGAAATCATCTGGGATGATCCAGCTCCGAGTGTTGTAGTGGTACCTCCGTCATTAACTACGCCATCATCTCTCTCTTTTCAGCTAATAGCTGCAGCAGGGACTAATGCAACGGTTGTTAAAGCATCCCCTGGCATTGTTAATGCCATATACTTTTCTGCCGCCACCACAAATCAGTTTTTAAAGTTTTATGATACGGCGACCGCGCCTATTGTTGGAACAACTACTGTAAAGCTGACATTTGCCGCTGTCTCAAACGCTGCCAACTTTAATGGAATTGTCTCGGTCTTTGCTCCTCCTCATGGAATAAAGTTTTCAAATGGCATTTCCATTGCAATCACTGGTGGAATTGCAAATACGGACACGACTGCAATCGGAGCTAACGCCAGCGCGGTCAACGTGCTTTACGTCTAAATGCCAGCATGGGAAACCGCCCGACAATGGTGGCTAGATCACTCAACCGAACCTTTCGAGGAACGGTTGGGATGGCATTTGTCGTGTGGATTGGTTTATTCCACGCCGTCGGTTTTTCTCATGGCATCGGAAGTTTGCTGGAACGGAATGGAAATCCTTTCTGGTCCTCCGAACGCTTGGTTTGTGGAATTGGCCGTCCTTCACGAATCTCCAATTTCACTTTTGCTCAAGGTGGCCACGCAACCCCGGGAATGGGTTTTATTCCGTCGGGACAACGGATTCAAAATCCACGCCTACCGCTGGTCGCATTTTGCACGCCGAGTTGGCCTTCCGCCCCTAACTTCCATTACCTAAACCCTATAACATAATCTATCATGGGCGGCTCTAAATCATCTTCACAACCAGTGCCTGCAGCACCGCAGCAAATCGACTATAACCAGTTGATGCAGTCAGCTTCGGCCGCAGCCAGGGCTCAGGTCGACCAACAATTTCAAGATCAGATCAAATATTACCCACAGATGGAGGCTCTCCAGCTGGGGACGATTGGAAAACTTTCTGGAAACCTAAACAATGGTTATACTGGTCAGGCCAAGGGAATTATTGATCAGACGCTCCAGCAGGGTGCAACTCAGCTTTCGGATACCGGCAACCGGATTAATGCCTTGGGAGATCTCTCCGGCGCCATGTCTGCACAAGCCCAGCAACGTGCCATGGCTGGTCCAACATCGATCGAGCAGGGTCTCTATAATCGCGCCAATGCAGATCTTGCCCTTGGTTCTTCACTCAATCCTGAAGAAGAGCGGGCCGCCTCGCAACAGGCTTCCAACGCGTATGCGATGCGTGGTCTCGGAACCGGATCCTCTGCCGCGGCCGCCGATCTCCTCAACCGTTATCAATATGGCCAGGCACGCCTTCAGCAACGTCTTGGCAATGCTCAGGCAGCCAATCAAACCATGGAACAAGGAATCCAAGGGCGTCAAAATACGGCTGCCGGTCTCCTGGGCCAATCTGCAAATCTTTATGGACAAGCTGGAGGTGCTTATCAAAATGCCGCCTCACTCGGATTCGGTGGGGCTAATGCGCTAGTCAATCTCGATCCCTATCAGCGAGCCATGGGCACCGGTGTGCAACTTGGCAGCGGAATTCAATCGAACAACGGCCAGATGATTGGCAACACCTATAACCAAGCCCTCGGCATGGCTGGAAACGTGGCCTCATTTAACACAAATATGCAGGCCTCAATGTACAATTCCGCCCTCAATAATAATGCGGCAACGTCTGCTGCCAATACCGCGGCAAATGGTCAGATGATCGGGGCCGGGGTCGGTGCTTTGGGTATGTTGGGCGGCTCGGCCATCATGTTGTGATGGTTTCATTCCGTGAGAAGGTAGAAGTCACGCGCTCCCGAATTGCCGGATGGCTTGGTCATTTTAAGAATCCTTGCATCCTCTGGTCGTCTGGCAAAGATTCCCAAGTCCTCCTCCACTTGATTCGCTCAATGGGTCACGACCTTCCGGTCGTCACTTTCCAGGAGCCGTGGCAGCGGGGGCGTCTTAATTTTACCCAGCAAGTTGCCGCGGATTGGAACCTGACACTTTACGATTTCCCACCTTCGGAACTGGGGCTCAATCATGGAAATGGCCGCATCGACATCATGCAGCGCTTCCAGTTAGGGAATTTCTCCATGTGGCTGGCACGAGGGACGGAAGCCCCGTGTGAAAGTGAACCATTCCAATGCGGAATTGATTGGTTGAGTCGTCCCACCGGGGGAATGCAGTTCCCCTGGGATGCCGCCTTCCATGGTCAGAAATCCTCGGACAAAGATCCCTGCTCGGGCCGCGTGCCACTTGCCCTCGACATGATTGCCACCCCGAACTGCCCGGCCGCGCTCTATCCGCTGCGGGAGTGGACCGATAAAGATGTGTTTATTTATTGCGAACTCAACCAAGTCCCCCTCGATCCATTCCGCTATGGACGCATCGATGGGGAAATGGATGTTTTGAAAAATGAGAAAGTGGGAAACCCTGATTACTACCGCACCTGTACGTCCTGCCTGAATCCTGAAAACCCCTCGGTCGTGGAATGCCCCAAGCTGAAATGCCAGGTCAATAATGTCAGCGCCACGGCGCCGTGGGTGCGATTGGAAATGCCCTTATGTGGGTATTCTGCTGGAGTCGATAATCGATAAGCCAGCGGAGTGGCGTGCCTCTAAGCACAACGCACTTCCTGCCTTAAACGCCCGGCACGCCGCCGGCCTGTCCATATAAATACTGCAGCCGGTCGAGACGCCGACACTTCCTGTCAGGGCTACACATCTTCCTTTGATGGTTTTCATGAGGGGATAATCCTTACGCATCATTTCCGGGGGGATCCCCACTGCATCCGAGCGGTCCCGCTTTAAGATTGGCCAGCTCCATTTGTGGGAACAACACGCCCCGCAAGCTTGGCAATCATAGTTATCAGTCACCGCCATCGTGTGCTTTCAGAATGATCATTTCGTCAAGAAATAATCTTTCTTCCATCTTAAGCTCGCGACGTTGTCGCCATACTCTTTCCGCATGGGTTCCCATCCCAAATTTTGCCGCATCAGCTTTTAACCTTTAGCTTTTAGCTTTTTTCTTATGTTTGGATACGCTCCTACCGTCAACGATAACTCCGGCGAAATTAAAGCCGCCGGAACCATCAAGGGGGCAGAAGGAATTTCTTCTGGAATTTCACAAGCGGCTTCCGGCATCAGCGGTGCGCTCGACAAGTTGACGGCATATAAAATGCAAGCAGATCAAGCCGACTCAACGGCTGCCTTGGCTGGCAAAATGAAAATTATCGACCCGGAAGCCGTGCAGATGATTCAAGCGTTACCCTGGAATCAAAAAGTTTCGATCGCGCCAAATCTTATCCAAATGGTCGGCCAGAAGACTGCTGCGGATCATTATGCGGCCATGATGTCGATCGCCCAACAGAATGCCAATATCAAGGCAGGGTCGGCAGCCCTTAAGAATACAGGAATCAACCCGTGGAATAGCACCCCGGCACCCGGTGGGCTTGGATCATCTGGTGCGGGTGTTGATGATAGTGCCCAGTAAGCCATGACTGCAGAGGAACTTGCTTTGCTTGGTTATCCTGCAACCCAGCAGGATCAGTCAACTGCTCCCGCAATAACAGGTGGAGATCTTTCAGCGCTAAATGCTCCAGTTGGAAGTGCGCCTATTCAGCCTGGTGATGCAATGGCGGCCCCTGGCATCGATGCAGCTTCCTTGGCGGCCATGAGTGGTCCAGTTCCATCTCCAGTTACTGAATCCATGTATCCCGACCAGGCGGGATATCCAATTTCACAGACAACTCCACAGCCGACATCCGGCTCGGGACCTGATGGAAGCGTAGCAATGGGTGATCCTTCCGTTGCAGCACAACGACAGCAGCAACCGCAACTTACGGCGTGGCAACAATATTTGAGCGAGCGAGGTATCGGTCCAAATTCTGTGGTCGATATGGCTTCCCACCGAGAATTGCTGAAAGGTTTCAACGCAATGCAGCTCAAACAGCTTGAACTGCAAGACCCGGAGAAAAAACTCAAACTCCAGCAGATGCAACATGAAATCTCCACTCAAGGGATGAAGGATCAAAATCTGCAGGGAGAATTGGCGGCGCAACAACGTGCTGCTATCAATGCGGCGCAGGAACAACTTGATAAATATAACACTAAACAAAGTGCCCTTGATCAGGTCGATGATTCGATTAGCAAAATTCAAGCGCTGATCGATCACCCTGGAAGGGCATGGATTTCTGGTGGCACCAGCGTCTTGCCTAATGCACCTGGTTCTAGTGGGGCTGATGCGCAGGCGCTTTACGATCAGGTAAAGAATCAGGCATTCCTTGCTGGCCGCGACAAACTTCGTGGCACTGGTTCGCTTTCTGACATGGAAAGCAAGGCCGCCGGATCTGCGGCTACGCGTCTCACGACCCGGCAATCGGAACCGGAATTCCTCAAGACTCTTGAGGAAATGAAAGGAATTCTAGCTACCGGCCGCACGCGTCTTTCAGACCAAATCAAAACGATGCCAAAGCCATCAAATTATGCTGATAACGTGCAGTCACAAACTGCATCGAACGCATCGGCACCCATACTGCGTACCACGGCCCGGGGCACTTTTCGATCAATTGGAAACGGTCAGTGGGTTCAAATTAAATAACCCATGGCCATCGGCGACATCGTCACGGATGCCGAGCTCGATGCCCCGGCAGTTCCAGCATCGGGGGCTGTCTTTACGGATGCCGACCTCAATGCCATGGATGCCCAGAAGGCTTCCCTAGCAAACATCAACAAGGCCTATTCGGGATCGTTTTCTGACACGGATCCACTTCGCGTAGCCGTAAATCAAGCCACGGCAAAATCCTCCCCGGCATTTTCTTATTCAACTGGGGTTGCAAACGCGGGTCCAGTGCAAGGACCTAAAGTGTGGACGGATCGTGAGCTTGATATGCAGGCCGCTGATTCTTTGGATGATCCCAATACTGTCCTTCCAATAGATCAATACCGTGAGGCTCGCGACGCCGCAAAACGGCTTGGCAGGGATTCATTCACCTATCAGGCACCCAAAGCACTCGGCGGCCTCCTGCAGCTCGCCACAGGTGCTGCCAAGGAGCTTCGTGATAATGTCGGCATGGAGGCTCTCATGGGTGGCCCAGGGGCTGCTATCAGAAAGCTTGCTCCCTCTATGTATGAGGGCATTCTACGCAAAGGCCCCGTCACTTCAGTGGGGTTTTGGAATGGCGTAGGAAACAAGCTCGATAATTTCTTTAATGAAAAACAGGCCCAGATCGATGCGGCCAATGAATTGTCCTCGGCGGGTTCTTTAACCGGAACCCCCGAAGAGCAACAGAAAATCATTGAGGACCGGGCTGCACAAATTTCGGTCCAGAGAGGAAATAGTCCTGAGGATCTCCAGCTGCGCGAGTGGCAGAACTATGCATTCCACAAGGGAATCGATCAGGAGCTCGCTAATCCCCAGCTTACCAAACTCCCGGGTCAGGATTTGATGCCTGCACCGATGCCGAATGTTTCGGATGTGGCATCGATGTTTTCACCAACTCCGGAGAATCTGGCCATGATGGCCGCGGGTGAATTGGGTGGTCCATTGCTTGGCACTGCAGTCAAGGCCACGGGTGGTCGAGCGCTCTCAGCAATTGCCGCTGGCGGCATGAAGCTCGACCAAGGATTAATCGATGCCGGTGCCGCGATTGGTCGTAAGATTGAAGACATTACCGGATTTGCACCTGAGACACTCAAGAAGGCCGGTGACTTTGTAGCCGGTGCCGGTGGACTTTCTGCGGTCGGTGGCGCCATCGGAGCAGTTGATCCCCAATATTCTAAAGCCGCTGCCGAAGCTGCCTTGGCCTATGGCTTGCTCCGCAAAGGTGCTGCCATCATTCGCGTAGGATCAAAAGCGGCAGGCACCGCCGGGGTTTTCTTCCGAGAAGCTGCCGATCCCATGGGTCCACTCAGGGCCGAGACAATCCGATCCCTTGCCGCCGATCCATCGATTCCCGAGGCCTATCGTGCCGGGATGCTCTCCACGGCCAGCGCCATCGATTCCACTCCCAAGCGGGTCGCCGCCAATCCTGACCTTCCCGATAACGTCCGAAAGTTTGCCAGGACGCTTTCCAATCCCGCCATCGTGGCCGGGGTGCGTGGTGCCGGAGCCTTAGCCGAAGGCGCCACGGCTGGCACGCTTTCCATGACGCCATTGATGATGGCTTCGGGTGATGATGAAAGCCCCGCATCCCTTGCTATTACCGGCGCCGCTATGGGGGCGGCCGGACGGTCTTTGGGAATGATTGGCAGCCGTGCTCGCCAAGTAGATGCCGACATCGGTCGCTTCCTAGTCGACACGCATCTTTCCGGTGGAAATGTCGAGCGCACAAGTGCTCTGCCACGCACCCGACTTGAGCAGATGGCCGCCATGCAGGGCTTCCTTGGCCGCAAAGGAGTCGACCTCATTCCACTCTCGGGTCAGGAATATTCGGCCAATATCATGGCGCTGGGTGGCACGCCTGGGTCGGCTGGATTTCACCTTGAAACTCCAACCGACGGTGGCCGCCCGCGCGTGCTGGTCAACCTCGATGCCAAGGCTGCATCGGAAGGGCATGAATTTCCTCATGCATTAGCTGCCAGCAATGTGCTGGGAGGCCGCATCCGGGCCGACATTTTTAACTGGGTCAACCAATCCTACGGAACCGACGGCGTCCTGGCTCGTGGACGCGAATATGTGAAGCGATTGATCGAAAGCGAGGACCGTGCCTACGAATCGCAATATCCCAACGGACAAGCGCCAATCCGATCGCTTCCAGACATGGAGTCGCGCATTTCCATGCGCATGGACGAACTTGGGCAACAGTCCCTAAAGGAAGGTAATGCCGATCCGCTCGACTGGGCACGCAACGAGATCTGGGCCGAACAACTTTCCAACGGCGGACTCGATCTTAACAAGATCCGCCGCGGAACTCCGCTCGGAATCGACCCGGCAGCCATGGGTGAATCCATCCTGGGCGGTGTGTCGCGGGTCCTGCGCGGGCTCGGTGTCGCAATCGATGATCAGACCGGAAAGGTGCAAGGATCGCTTTCGTCAATCTTCAAAGAAAATCCACTCATCGGTAATTCTCCCAAACTACGCAAGACGCTCGCCAATTATGTCGAATCCTATGACCGCTGGCTTCCGGGTGTCACCGAGGAATCGACCAAGTCTGCTCCCGGGATTCGCGTGGCACCCACCGGCAACATTACCGACTTCATCAACTCGCCCCTGACCAAGCTCCATGAGACGCGCCCAGGCGTGCGTGAGAATGAGTTTATCATTGAGGAAAATGGGGTGCCTAGGTTCAAAACCCAGCCCGAGATCAATGCCGATACCAAAGCCAAGGAAGCTCAGGTTGGGATGCTCTACACCCCTGGCCGATTACTTCCCAGGGATTCTTCGGAGTTCGGACCTCGCAAAATCGATGGCCGCATCGTGGTAGGCGGCCCGGTGCTACCCGCTCAATTCGATTCCCTTGTTCATTTCTCCCCATACCTTCGCCAATCGGCCCGGGCCATGGAAGCCAACCGAGGTCCGGGAGGTCCTGGGTCATCCTTTAATGTCATCTACCACCGCATCGGCACCAGTGAGAGCGGGACATTTAAGGTTATTAACCGCGGCAATACTGAGGCCGTCTTGCGCGAGGTGGTGCCTTTTGGATGGCGGGTCTCCAATGCCAACAAGATCCTGGCAAATGTCCTAGACATGACCGCGCTGCGCGGATCGGTGATGAAAGCACTGAATGAAGGGAAAATGGGGATTTTTAACCATAACCTTGACCAGTTCTCTGCTGATTTGAAGACCTACTTTGACAATCATTCTAAGGGCCTTGCGGGAGAGAATCGCATTGGCGTGGCCAAGAAGAATGCCATCGACTCATTCCTCTTTGCTGGAGGCACCAAGGCCAACCGCGCCGCCAATCCGGTTTACGGTGATTTTGGCACCCGTGGCACGATCCGCACGCTGCGCCTAGATCGTATTCAGTCGGTGGAGCCGACCGGCCGCGGTGGGTTGCATTTCGACTACGACAAGGTCAACCACAACCTGATGCCCGATCTTGCAGAAGCTCCGCATGGCCAGGCCATGCCGGATGTGGGGGATGAAAATGGTTTTCCGCTTCAACTGGGATATGGCCGAGAAGTCGGACGTATGCGTCAAACTAAAGGCGGAAATTGGCAAGTTGTTGGCCCTTCTGGAAAACCATCAACTTACCAGAATTTCGCTAAAGCCATCAAACGGTCTGACTATGAAGTCAACATGGCAAAATCCATCAATGAGCTAAAACCATTGTACGGCCCGGAAGACCGCAAAGCACTCACTGCAGCTCAACAACGGATAGCCGAAGTCTCCAGAAATAATCCCGAAGCGATCCGTTTGGAAATTGCAAGAGACAAAGACACTGGGCTTCCCAAAATCGACAAGCTCTTTGACGCAGATGGCGAGCCGATTTTGGATGCCAAAGGCAAACAAATGCGCGGTGTGATTTTCAACAAAGAGGCATACCAGCTGCGCGATGCCCCGGGCCTTTCCAAAGATGATGCCACGGCAATCCATCAGGGCGCTAACGCCTTGGTGGCTCACACGAATGAGGCCATCAAGGATCCATCGATTGCCGCGGGCGTCGGCTGGTACGGAAGAATGCGTAGCTTTCTTCAAAAAGCTTTTGGAGCAAACATTGAACTATTCGGTCAGCTCTTGGGTGCTACTTCAGCCCGCACGCCGGTCGACACAAATTTCAAACAAGCCCTTGAGGCAATCAGGCTTTTCTCACGCGGTCATTACGATGATCTGCTGCAGCGATTTGCTAATCACATCAATGAAGTTCACGGCAAAGCAAACGACGGGACGTTGTTGCGCCAGTGGCTTGCCAAAAGCTCAAAGAATAACGAAGGAAACTTTGACCTTCAGAAAGCAGTTCGCCAGGAGATCAACAAATTCGATGAGGTCCCGCTTAGGGAAGCTGGTGCCAAGTACAATGCCAACTCGCAGAAAGTCCTTCATGCTCTGTATGGAAACTGGATCGAACAAACCGTAGGCCCCAAGACCCCGAACTTTGCTGGAAACCTGACTGGCCGAACGCTCAAAGCCACCATTGATGTCTGGGCTGCCCGCAATCTTCGCCGGTTGCTTTATGAAGGCAAGGTAAAGCGCTGGCGCATCCTTCCGGAACAGGAACAGGCCGTGGGAAGCAATTACAACAAGGCGGGTGAACTCACCGGAGATTTCCCTTTTGCACAGAAAATCTATGATGAGGCGGCCAATCGCTTGGGGATGAATCCCGATGATCTTCAAGCCCTGATCTGGTTTGCTGAGAAAGATGTCTGGGAGAAAAACGGATGGACAAACACGGTCGGTGCAGAGAAGAGCAGTTTCGACAAGGAAGCGGGCAAGCTAAACATGGACCGCTACCAAAGCGGAGTAACTACTTTCCAAAACCATGAGCAATTTGATCCGGCTGTTCAAAATCAAGAGCGTCTCAAACTTCGTGATGCAGCCAGCAAAATTCCCGGGCTTCAGGCTTCAAGGTTTTCCCATTCCGATGGTCTTTATGGAGATGTGATTGAGCCGACCTTTGATGCCGAATTAAGCGTTCAAAGAAATCCTGACGGCTCTGCTCCATCGATCGCGCCTTTTACAAAACAGATTATTGATATTGCTAAAGAGCATAATCAAAGCGACGCATTCATTTCCAAAGTGGTTGATGTGAATCATCCAAACGCCCGACCGATGGTTGAAATTGGATTTAAAACACCTGGATCGCCTGAAGATATTCAAAAAATTATTTCGGCATTTCAGTCTGAAGGTATTGATGGGTTCACTGTTTCAAAAGATTCCCATGGAAGAATCTTGGGAATTCGCTCGCAATATATTCCGGAAATTTCAGCCAGGCATGATGGGGGACATGAAAGTCAACATTTAGACCCGGATTTGTTTGTTTCAAACTGTAAAGCCTGGGGTTTTAAGACACGCAAAGCACTTGATTTTTTATCTGGCATCGATAACATTAGCTACAAAGAGGAATCTCACGTTTCTACTCACGTTTATGGAAAAGAAGAATACACCACCGCAACCCCAGCAGACTTATCAAGAAGCCATGCTGGAGATGAATTGGGGAGGCGCAAACGCATCCTCGCAAACGCCGCAAAATAGTGATCACTATATTGCCAGCACATTGCCAAATCCAAATTGGAGCCCTTCCGAAAAGGATTGGGAATTGCTTGCTTCTATGGGCCAAACAAAACAAACAGTTTTGTAATTTAGAAAATCATGTTGGAGGTGCGGTATGAAATCGCGCCTCATCTCAGCTAAAGCCCTCCGTGCTGATCTGGAGGCGTCGTCTCAGGCTTCTGAAATTGCCCGGTTGAAAGATCAGCTAAAGGCCAGCGAGGCCAGCAAGGCAAAACTCGCGGCTACGCTCGACCGACACCTCCACACTCCCAAGGCCCGGGCCATTACTCCGGCCAAACCGACCCTACGTGGCAAAGATGACATTGTCCGTGTGATTATC